CTTCTCGGCATCAACAGATCGCAGGTGGCATGAAATGGCCGCTGTTGGACCGCTCGCCGACGCAAGAACGGCAATCGTCTCGGAGATCACTGGTGCCGGCTACGCCGCAGTCACCGACCCCAGGAACGCACGCCCTCTGTCAGTATTCGTCGAGCTTCCTACGATCACGGCCGTCACCCACAAGGTGCTTGACCTGACCTTCACCCTCCGAGTGCTCGGCGCACCCCCAGGCAACCAAGATTCGCTCGACTGGATCTTCACCGCCGTCGACACACTCATTCAAGTCGCTGACCTGGCCGTTGTGGCCGGATCACCGAGCCTGGCCCAAATCGGGACGCAGGAACTCCCCGCATACGACCTCACCGTGCGCTACGGCACACACACAACCTAAGGAGCAACAGTGGCAACAACCACCATCGCACTCAAGAATGCGGCCGTCGTCATGAACACGACGGTCAACCTGTCGGACCAGGTGCAGTCCGTCACCCTCACAGTCGGCTTCGATCAGCTTGAGACGACCGCCATGGGAGCCAACGGGCGCAGTTTCACCAAGGGCCTCCAGTCAGTCGACGTTTCCATGACCCTGTTCAATAGCTACGGCGCAGCCGAAGTGGAAGCCAGCCTGCACGACGTCCTCGGCGACGACGCAGTCACCCTTGAGATCTACCCCGACGGCACCAGCCCCGGAGTCTCGAACCCGGAATACACCATCACCGGCGCATTCCTGTCGAACTTCACGCCGATCACCGGCACCGTCGGCGACCTTTCCATGGTCACCGTGACATTCACAGGTGGGACCTTCGCCCGAGCCACCACCTGATCCAACTAGGAGCCCGACAGCATGATTGGAACAGACCTGAACATCACACTCGCCGACGGCAGTGAACACACCGTCCCTGTCACCTACTCCGTCGCCTGCGCTTGGGAGGATCACCACCCAGGCCAGGCCATGGAAGCCATGGTTCGTGACGTCAAGTTCAAGCAAATCGCCTACCTGGCCTACGAGGCCCTCCGCAAAGGTGGCGTCACCGTCAAACTGTGGCCTCAGTTCATTGAGACACTGGGAGATGTCAACTTCGTCCCAAAAGCACGCAAAAAGGACACCATACCCGACTCATAGCGACACTCGCCATAAGAACTGGCATCAGCCCTCGAGAACTGCTGGACAGCCCAAGTTCTATTGTCGATGCCATGGTGGACCTGCTGCATGAGCAAGATCAAAAAGGAGCACCATGAAAGCCCAAGTAGTCGGTCTGACAGAAACGCTCCGAGATCTCAACAAACTTGACAAGGAACTGTCCAAGGAAATCCGTAAAGACATTCGTAAGGTTGTCCAGCCGCTAGCTGACGCCATTACCGCATCAGTGCCCGCAGGAGCACCGCTATCAGGTATGGAGCACTCTGGGCGCACAGGATGGCAAAACCGCAAGAAAGTGGCCGTCAAACTTGACACCCGAAAGCCACGCCGACATTTAGACCGCCCTGGCCGAACCACAATCAACGTCGTTCGGGTAACGACCAAAGACGCACCAACCGCTATTACCGACATGGCCGGCAAAGCCGGAGGCACATCAAGCCGAGCCCCACAAGGCCGCCGACGACCGAACTTCTCTCGAGCATTGACCACCCGACTGGGCCAACCCTCCCGATTCATGTGGCGCACCGCAGAAGATCGCCTGCAAGACGTACAAAACGACATGATGCCGATTATCCGACGTGTCGAGCAGATCATGAACCGTGACCTGAAAAACACGTATCGGAGCTTCTAATGGCAATCAACATTCCCATCATCACCGAATTCGCCGACCAGGGCTTGAAATCAGCCCAAGGCGCATTCGCCACGTTTCGTCAAAAAGTTGGCGAGGCCGAGGGTGGCATGGGCAAGTTCAAGGCGGCCGGTGGCGTCGCCATGGACAGCATCAAAGCAAACGCCGGAGCCATGGCCCTCGGAGCCGGCGCAGCTATTGCAGGTTTCGCAGTCAAAGCCGTCGGCGACTTTCAGAAACTAGCTTTGTCGGTCGACGAATTCCGCAACACCACCGGCCTCACACTCGATCAGTCAAGCCAATGGGTTTCCTACACCGGCGACCTCGGCATTCAGGCCGAATCCATGGTAAAGATCTTCAACCGGCTCGGCAAAGCCGCCACCGATCAACTTCCTGCATTCAAGGAGCTCGGCGTCGAGATCGCCTTCGGGCCCGACGGCACAGCCGACCTCGAGGCAACGTTCCTCCGAGTCAATGACGCCATCAACAGCCTCGACGATCCCGTTGCCCAGGCCAAGTATCGAGCAGACCTTTTCGGTCGAGGTTGGATGGACGCCGCCGAACTCATCAACATGAGCTCAGGCGAAATCACTACCGCCCTACAAGGTGTCAAAGACTTTGAGGTCATCGACGAGGAAGAAATTGAAAAAGCTAAAGACCTTCGTCAAGCTCAGGACGAACTCGGCGACGCTTTTGCTCGCATTTCAGTCAAACTCGGCCAAGCACTAATACCAGCGTTTACGGCCCTGCTTGATGCCGCCACACCACTGCTTGATCTACTCGGAAAAATTGACGCCCAAGCAATCAAATCGGCCGGAAGTCGAGGATCTCTACCACTCCTGTCAGACAAAATTGACGATCTCGGCTTGGGCTTCCTAACCGCCGGCTCAATCATCGGAGAATTCAGCGAACTATTCGATGACAACACAGAGGAAATCGAAACCAATCAGCTCAGCGTCGAGCAATTAGAACGGGCATGGCGAGATGGCACACGCCAAATGATCATTGCCCGAAACGGCCTCGAGGAACTGATCCACACAACCAGTGACCTCAGCACGGAATGGAATCGTTTCCTCGGCGTCCTCAACGAAGAAGATGCGTGGAATAGCCTGATTGACAAATTTGAGCGCACCAAAGAAGCCGCCTATGACGCCCTCGTCGACGGATCAGCTGCATCAGCACGTCGAGCACAAGACGCCCAGAATGCACTCAATCGAGAGATCGCCAAGTACATCGGCGACATCGGCACTATTCCTGATGAGGTGCAAACCCGAATCATCGGCCTACTTGAGCGTGAAAAATTTGATGAGGCTCTCGGCATCTTGAACCAATTACGAGCCGGCGTAAATGTTCCTATCACCGGCACGGTTGCAGGAATTCCTGTGCCAGCAGGACAAACACCGTCAGAAACACGGCCACCCCTCATGCGGCCTTTGCCGTCAACGAGACCACCGAAAATTCCTGCCATTGGTGCTTATTCAACTGGCGTCACAGTCAACGTCGCTGGATCCGTTATTTCCGAACACGACCTGGTCGAAACAGTCCGCAAGGGCCTGGTCAACTCTCAGCGTAACGGCGCAGGACTGGTGTACTCCAACCGATGAGCCTGCCCTGCACGCCGGTCGTCAAGATCCGCCTCGGTACCGGGGCCTCGTTCGGCGACCCTCTCGTGCTCGGCGACCCGCTCAACGGCATCTTGGGAACCAACGTGCTTTCACCGACCGCCGTTCAGGTCGTGGACATTTCCAATCTTGTGCAGCAGATTTCGGTGCGTCACGGCCGAGATCGAATGTTCGAGGAATACCTGCCATCGGACGCCATCATCCAATTTCAGGACTTCACAGGTGACTGGGACCCCACCAACATCGGCTCGGCTTATTACCCCGAGATCAAGCCCATGCGGCAGCTGCAGATCTACACCACCTACAACGGCACCACTTATCCGATTTACTCCGGCTACATCTGGTCATGGGACTACGACTGGGCTGATCCATCCGTCGATTACGCCATCGTGACCGTTCAATGCGTCGATGCCTTCCGGCTCTTGTCCCTCGCCAACATCACCACGGTCACCGGCGCAGGGAACAAAGACCTGCCAGGCACACGCATCAACCAAATCCTTGACGAAATTGACTGGCCTCAAAGTGCCCGAAACATCGACACCGGCGACACCGAACTACAGAATGATCACGGCGAAGAACGCACAGTCCTACAAGCCCTGCAAACCATCGAAAAATCAGACCTTGGGGCCCTGTTCATCGACCACCTTGGAAAAGTCACCTACTACGACCGAGCCAACCAAGCACAGCTCGCAGCCGGAACCCCGGTCTATTTCGACGACATCGGCACCAACGTCCAATACCAGGACATCACTGTCGCCCTTGACGACACCGAATTAGCCAACGAAGTGACCCTCACCAGATACGGAGGCCAACCCCAAACCGCCTCCGATTCGGCATCCATAAACGAGTACTTCCTGCGGTCATTCAGCCGGTCCGATCTGATGATGGAAACCAACGCCACAGCTCTCGTCCGAGCCGGCCAAATCCTCAACTACCGAAAAAACGTGCGGCTTCGCATCGAATCTCTCACCCTTGATCTGAGCCAAGACCAGGACCGTATTGAGGCTGGCCTGTCCCTTGAGATCGGCGACCCGATCGTCGTTCGCAAGAACATGGCCGGCGGCAGCCACATCGACACACGCCTCACCGTCCAAGGCCACAGCCACGACATCACACCAGACCGCTGGATCACCCGACTAACCACCGCCCAACCCCTGAGCACCGCCTTCATCCTCGGATCGACTGAATTCGGCGTACTCGGAACCAGTACCCTTTAGGAGAAAACCATGGCTACCTACCCACTTTCCGAAGCATTCGTCGACGGCGACGTCCTATCAGCGTCTGACGTCAACAGCACCAATGAAGGCGTCAACGACCTGGCCTTCGGGCAGTTCAACGCCCAAACCGGCACCACCTAC